TATAAAAGAATCCCAGTTAAACATTTTTAGCGGATTAAACGACTGTAGCTGTGTTAATATAAGAATAAGTAAAGATGAATTTGAATATAAAATAAAAAACCAAGCTGTTATTTTAGCATGAATATTTTAAACAAATACTTTAGCAAGATATATGTAATTTCTTCCTATGCCAGTCAAAATAGATTATATGATTTATTGTCGTTCTTTGAAAAAGAACAGATAGAATTTGAATTAGTAATAGGCCCAAAGAAAAAATATTTTAAACAAGATTATACAAAAACAAACAATACAGAAGGTGTACAGAGTTGTATAAGTGCAATCGAATCTATATTGTTAAAAGAATCTTTTTTAAAATCAGAAACGTTTTGTATCATGGAGGATGACGTATTTTTTGATGATGCATATCAATCAAAATTGACAAACTTTTTTGATAAATTACCAAATGATTGGGATATCCTGAATTTAGGATACCATGAATATACATCTTTAAAAATAGATACTGGTCTTTTATACTACAAAATAGACAAAAGTGAAAGAATATGCGGATCACATATTGTTGCTTTTAAACCAAACACGGTAAATCTATTGATGAATGCAATTGAAAATTGTATTTTTCCGATGGATTGGTTTTTAAATGATGATATATATCCACATTTTAACACGTATGTTTGCACAGAAATTATGTTTTATGGAGCTTCGTATCGTGAAAACGAAAATAATAAACACTTATTCTATAAAAAATATGAAACTGCTATAAAAGCGTTATGAAAGTGGTAGTCGCTCATTATAATGAAAATATATCTTGGTTGAATAATATTGGTTGTAATTATATTGTTTATAGCAAAGGAAGTGTTGATTTGATGTATTCAAATACTACATTAACAAATGTAGGTAGAGAGGCAGACACGTATTTACATCATATAATAGAAAACTATGATTGTTTAGATAACACATTAATCTTTTTACAAGGAAATCCATTTGATCATTGTCATGATGTTTTACATAAAGTTAATAACATCACTGATCAAGAAATTAAATGGTTATGTTCTAATTGGGGTCCGGTTACTAAGGATTATCAAGGGGGGCCTGGATCCATACCATTGCCTTTATTAGAGTTGTGTGATAAACTTTTTGATTTAAAATTTGATCAAACCAAAACTTTTACATTTTCTCCAGGCGCACAATATGTGGTACCAAAAAAATTTATCTTAAATAAATCTTTAGATTGGTGGAAATATTGTTATTCAATTTTTAATAATTATATTGATACATCTCCGTGGGCTTATGAACGTTTATGGCCTATAATTTGGGATTATTCTACATACCAATAACCACACTCTTTTATAAAGTCAACTTTATCACTTGTTACAAACGTTGGATGAAATGTATCACATTTTAATTTTTTAATTTCGTATGGCGTATAAATGTAACCACAATTACTTAAAGTGTGTATATAATCTGGTACTGAACAGATATTAATATTTTGTTCGGAAAAGTATTTTGTTAAAATATGTTCGTCGAGATTACCACTATTTTTACCAATATGTGGTATAAATAATTCACAATATTTTTTTATTATAGCGAGAGATTGTTTTGATTGATAACTTGCCATAAATCCAGTATTAATCATGGAATGTTTACCGATCCAGTGATAAAGATTTGGAGAATTAATATCAACACACACATTTATGTTCAAATAATATTTGAATGCAAATAAGCTTGTTGTACAATGTCCGAATTTGTATTTTTCATACATTAAAGCTTTAAGATTCTCTACAAAATTAGAAAAAATCAATACGTCCGCATCTAACAAACATACATATTCATTTTTTTCTAATGTTTGGTAAAAACAATCGTGTTTCAAAAATTGCAATGTAGAATAGGAATTGTTTCCATGACCACATTTAGAAAGTTCGTCTGAATGTAAATTAGAATTATAATAATCATTAAATAAGACCGGTGTATATTTTTTTATTTCACATTCTAGATTTAATTTTAAAAGATCGTCGATTGTTATATCACTCGGCGTATAAATTATTAAATCGGCATGTAGATTAAATCTTTTTAATTGCAAATACAAATTATGTGCTATGCCGATATATGCGTGATTTATAAAAGTAATTAATTTCATTTCATTATATATATACTAAATGATTACTATTGTTTCTCCAATTTATTTAGGACAAAATCACAGAGTTGAGTATCACAAAGTCTTTTTAAATTGTTGTAAAAATCTTAGAAGTTTTGACAAAATAAAATTTGTATTTTTTTATGAAAAATCTATATTAGATATGTCAATCGTCGATGATTTGAAAAAATATGAAAATGTAGATTTACACATCAACACTTACGATTTTAAAACATATCTTAATCAATACAATTGTTTAAATTATTGTTTTGAACATTTGGGATTGGAACGTGTAATTTATCTTGAGGATGATGTTGAGATTTCAAATGATATATATGATCTTACAAATTTTTATATAAATTCTGACCAGTATCAGGATAAAAATATATTATGTTATTTGAACAAAGACAATATTGTTGAGACCATTCCCACAAGATCTGATTTGATAGAAGTTAAAAGAAATTTCAAGAGATTAGATATGCAAGATATGGATTATTTTACACCATGGGGATTCTTAGCAACTAAACATCTTTGGGATAGATATTTGAAATATTGGGATAAGAGTACATCGTTTGATTGGTTAGTTGTTAAAAATTGCAAAGATTCATATAATATAGTAACACCGCAAGAATCAAGAGTTAATCATATAGGAGTTTGTGGTATGAATTATAACGAAGAAATGTTTAAGTATCACAATTTTGCGGCGTATAAAGTTAAACAATATAGTGATGTAATAAATTATAGTTATGTATGATTATTTAATAGTTGGATCTGGATTATTCGGAGCCACATTTGCTAATTTAGCTAAATCGGCTGGTAAATCGTGTTTAATACTTGAAAAAAGAAATCATATAGGAGGAAACATATATACTGAGAATAGAGATGGTATAAATATGCATATGTATGGTCCTCATACCTTTCATACATCAAATAAGGAAATATGGGATTATGTAAATAAGTTTGCTACTTTTAATAATTTCGTTAACAGACCAAAAGTAAAGTATGCAAATAAAATCTATTCTTTCCCTATTAACTTGTTTACTTTATACCAAATGTGGGGTGTGAGTACTCCAGAACAAGCCAGAGTCAAATTAGATAGTGTAAAAGTCAAAATAAATAACCCATCAAATTTAGAAGAATGGATATTGAGTCAAGTTGGTGAAGAGTTGTATCAAACATTCATATATGGATATACTAAAAAACAATGGGGTACTGATCCCAGAGATTTACCGACGTTTATTATAAAGAGACTTCCTATTAGATTAACTTATGATGATAACTACTTTAATGATTGTTATCAAGGAATACCTATAGGTGGATATACAAATTTAATAAAAAATATGATTCTGGATATTCCTATAGAACGAGATGTAGATTTTAATAAAGATAAAGATTATTGGATATCTAAAGCTAAATATATAGTTTATACAGGAGCCATTGACGAACTATTCAATTATAGTAATGGAACATTGGGTTATAGAAGTTTAAAATTTGAACATGAAAAATTGGATATAGAAGATTATCAAGGTAACGCTTTGGTAAACTATACAGAGGAACATATTCCATACACACGTATTATCGAACACAAACATTTTGAAAATGTTAATGTTAGATCTACTATCATAACTAAAGAAATGCCTGATAGTTGGTCTATAGAAAAAGAGAAGTACTATCCAATAAACAACGATGTTAATAATAAGTTATACGAAACATACAATAATTTAACTAAAAAAGAATACCCAAATATGATATTGGGTGGTAGATTAGCTTGTTATAAATATTATGATATGCATCAAGTGATCGGTCAGTCTATGCACAAATTTTTTGAACAATCTCATTAACTTGATTAATTAAGTTATATTTTGATTCTTTTGTCACAGCACAATTTGCGTGATACATCAAAATGTCTTTTGTAATATTATGTAAACCAACAGATGTAGATAAAAAGGTTGGAGGCAATAAATCCCAATTCAAATTAAAATCGTTGGGGCTGTATAAAAATTTATTAATTATCATCTGTTCCCAGCCATTTGTTCTTTCTAATTCAACTCTAACTTTGTCAAAAAAGTTGTATGTTTTTTCATTGGCTTTGATAATATTAAATCCAAAATTAATATTTCCTCCTTGCCATTCGTGAATTCCTTCGAACAACTCTCTCAAAAATAAAACATCTTTATTTTCAATTAGTTCGTATAACTTAGGCATTACTGGTTTATAGAAAATAATATCGATATCTGAAAAGATGAAATGTTCATTATTAGGACTTTCTTTTATTATATTCAGAATGTTATTTACCCGTGATTTCCACACATCTATACCACCGCCAAATTTAAGCGTTTGATCTGTGTTTTCATTAAATTCTGGGGTGTTTATTTCTATTTCAATTAATTCAAATGGATCTTTAATGTTATCTACGAACATATTTTTCATATCAACAACCATCGAATCGTACATGTAGTAAAGTTTCATATATTTTTAAAGAAAGAAATTAACTGAGTTTTTGATTTATTAATAATATTGTTATATAACATTCGCCGTTCGTAATTTTTTCCAATAGGCCTAAAATTTTCGATATATTGTGTAAAATATTTTTCATCTATAAAAAATGACTTTCTAAGTTTATAGATGTTGGTTTTATTATCGGAACAATACATATACGACATATCTATTTTTTCTTGAGTTGGAATGAAATGTATTAAGTCTGGATCTAATTGTTCTCTGAATATTGGTATATCACTACATATCATTTCTGATCCAGTTGATAATCCTTCAAATAAATAATGACCCCAACTTTCATATAGACTACAACATATATGTGTACGATGTATGTTCAGTATACGTTTTAATTGTTCATTTGATTGATACGAATTTATGTGATTTATATTAGATTGTGGTGTATATCGATTATATGGATCAATTAATGTGATGTTTACGTTCTGTTTTAAAATTAACTCTGTATTTTTCTGTATCGATCTGCCCATAAAATGCAAATAGTCGTATTCTTTATTTAAAGAATTAACGTACATATCTTTTGATATAAATGGCAAATAAATCACATTTTTATTTTGCTTTAATAGATTATATGCATATGTTGATTTACAAATAACATGGTCAAACAAATGAAGATTTGAAAGTTCACACTCTCCGGCCCATTCTTCATTTATATAAAATATGTTTTTTTTGAATAGATTTAATAAGTTGACATCAAAGTTTTGAATCCATATACCAACATCTACGTGTTTGATATCGCATTCATGTATAAATTTTATATCAACGTTGGTTGTAATATTTTCTCGTAATAAATCTGTTAATAGTACCGCGTCTGTAACAATTCCAACTTGATTATTAAAAGTTAAAACACTATAGGAAATCATACTTATAAATATGAAGCACGTTTTAAATAAATTGTTTCAACAAGTATTTGTAATCACAACTGGATTACCAAATGAAAGATACACACATTTTTATAATTATTTAAAAGATCAAAATATTAACTTTGATATTAGAGTTGCGGTTGATAAGAATTTTTTTGAAACACGATATGATGGGACGCATGAGATAAATCGAAGTGAACAAAGTTTGTCATCACAATATGCATCTATATTTTACGAATGTTATTATACCAATGTAGATTCATTTGTTGTGATAGAAGATGATAATGTTTTTTGTCAAGACTTTGAGGATCAATTTAATATATTTTTTAATAATGTTCCATCAGACTGGGATGTATTACATTTAGGAGATTATTTGTTGGATCAAAATATCAAGAAAGAAAAAATTAATAATTATGTAGATAAAATCTATATAAAATATACAACCAATTGTATGATCTTTCGTAATAAAGAAAATTTTATTAAAATTGCAGAGTGTGCGATTAGGTCAAAATATCAAATTGATTTTGTACTTAATAGTTTATATAATAACAAAGAAATTAATTGTTACGCACCCAATCGTTCATTGACAAATCAGTTGTCATATAGAGTTGGCGTTGATAGTGAGAATAAATTTAAAAGTTTAATAAGATGAAATTTTGTTTAGTGTCACCCGGTTTTATGGAAATCCCACCAAAGAGTTGGGGTGCTGTGGAAATTATTATATGGGATTATAAACATTATTTAACTAAACTTGGTCATGAAGTTAAAATTGTTAATTCTAATGATAAAAACGTCACATTGGATGAAATAAATAAGTTTAACCCAGATGTTTGTCATTGTCATTATGATATATACTATGATGTTTTAAATGAATGTAATGCAAAAATAAAGATTATGACTAGTCATTGTGGATCTATAAGATCTAGTTTAGATAGCAATGATTATGATCGATGGTTTAAATCATGTATATTGCCTAGTTTGAATTCACAAAAGTTTTATAATTTTTGTTTAGATAAATTTATTTATGATTTATACATTAAAAATGGATTTGATCCAGACAGAACCAGAATCAATCCAAATGCTGCTAGATCAGATTTGATAAAATTTAAAGATCAACCATTAACCAATGATAGTATGTGTCTGGGTCAGATTCAGAAAAGAAAGAGACAATATGTTCTTTCAAATTTAAATGTATTTTTTGTGGGTAATATCAATCCAGATAGTCCTATGCAAACAAATAAACGAATAATAGGCGAATGGACTAAAGATTACATTTATGATAATTTAACAGATAATGTGAATTTAATATTGTTAAGTGACTCTGAGGCTGCTCCTTTGGTTGTATTAGAGGGATTGATGGCTGGTTTAGGGTTGGTCGTGTCTGAAAATAGCACTGCTAATTTAGATTTGAATCAAAGTTTTATAGATATCGTTCCAGAGAAATATATCAATGATGAAGATTATCTTGATTACATAATAAATAAAAATAAACGTGTTTCTCTTAAAACTCGTAATTTAATAAGAGAGTATGCTGTCAAAAATCATTCATATGATGTGACGATACCAAATTATTTAAAAATGATAGAATCATTGAATATTATATAATTTTTATGGGTCATTTAAACGAGTTAGCAAAAAAATACAATACTGATAAGAGCGATTTATTTCATAATTATTGCGATGAGTATGAGTTTTTTCTGGAAAAATTAAGATATAACAATATAAAATTATTAGAAATCGGAGTTAGTACTGGAAATAGTATTAATATGTGGTTAGAGTATTTTCCAAACGCATCTATTTTTGGCATAGATATTTCTAATTGTGGGTTTTCCATTAAAACAGATAGATTTATTTTTCGACAAGGAAATCAATCTGTCGTCGAAACATATGATGGAATTAATAATTTGGATATTATTATAGATGATGGATCTCATATAACCGAAGATCAGATGTTAACATTTGAAATATTATTTCCTCGTTTAAATTCGAATGGAGTTTATATTATAGAAGATGTCAGTACTTCATATTGGGAAGAATATGGTTCTGAAAAATTAAGCTTTATTGATTATACAAAAAAATTCATAGATGAAATAAATTATAATGGTTTATATAATGAGGTATCTGTAAAATATCAAGGAGGATCATTAAGACATGCCAGATCGTCTGTTTACTTGGATGAGACTATGAAAATAAATGGGTTATCAAAAAAATTTGATATTAGATCTATATACTATGGTAATTCTTTTATAATAGTGTTTAAAAAATAATAATATTTTAATTGTTTCTAACTCTGGAAGATATTTTATCATGGAAGATTGGAACATTATTATAAACCTCACTATAATCATAGTTGTTTATGTATTTCATACCATGACATCCGTATAAAACATTAAACAAAACGTCATTCCAACCCAGTTCGTAAAATAGATTTGAAATTATATGGTCATAATTTTTGTCTAAGAATTCAATTGTATTTTCATAACAATATATAAATGAATTTGTGTTTAAAAAATTTCCAGCACAAGATCCCCATTGTTCTAAATTTGAATTTGGAAAATTGTTTTTGATGTACGAAACAAATATATCGGGGAAAAAATTTCCTGGTTTTTTTCCTGTTAAATCAAAATCTTCTTCATTTATGTTAAATTTTTTATTGTAAATAATATCATCTTCACTGAATAAAATATACTCGGTGTTACATTTTTTTGCGAAATCATATATTCTTTTTAAGAAAACAAATGCTTCTTCTTTTGTCCATCCATATATGTGTTGACCTGATATTACTTTTGGGTTCAGTCGATCATAAATACCAACATTGAACGTGTCGTGTATGTATTCAACTTTAAATTTTTCCACTAAATCTGAGTGATCTATACCACCATCGCAAACTAGTCTTATGTGTACATTTGGATATAAGTTTATTAACGACGTAAGACTTTGTATGGTCCACTCTTTATTATTATAAACTTGGTGATATACTGAGAAATTAAATTTCTGGTTCGTCATATTGATGAATAATTTTTTCTCCTGTAACTCTCCAATTTCTGTTTATCCAAGCTTCTGTATAGTCTTTATTGGCACCATACGCATATCCAGACATTCTAAATAATATAGTTAACATAACATCTGAGAATTTTGCTTTATTTGAGACGGATGTTAAAGCATCGTAGTGTTTATTTAGGAGATATGGAAACTCCCCTTTAGCTATAATTTTTCTATTCATTATAGAACCACCACATCCACCATAAAATGGTATATCATAATTATTTGAATCTAGTGTAAATAAGTAATCTAATATTTCTTTATCCATCAGATTACAACAGTGTTTATCTGGGCCATTTATTTCGTGATCTATTTTTATCAAATTTAAATCCCCATTTATAAGAACATCGTCTTCTAGTAAAATGATATAGTCGGAATTTAAAGATCTACACGCTTCAGTAAACCAAACCATCCAGTGTAGAGCTTGTGCTTTTGATGACCACCCATATCTGGTACACCAAGTTTTTTCCGTGTTATATTTGTATATTAATCGGTCTTTATAAACATCTTTTAGATAAGAAAAATCATTTCCACAATCCGATAGAAGATATACTATACCACCACCGTGTTTGTAGAAATTTTCCAATACGTATTCTACGTCTTTATTTTTTTCATAACATTGATATATAGCATCCATATGGTTCTACTTATAGATATTAGTAGTTTTAAAATAAAATGAATGTTACCTTAATTATACCACCATCTCCATTTTTAATTGATGAAAAAGTTTTTATGTCTTTAGGCATACTTAAAGTTGCATCTGTATTGGAATCAAAACACAAAGTAAATGTTTTAGACTTATCTGGGGATTGTGCGTATTTACATACCGTTACCAAATATTTAAATGAAAATGAAGTAGATATTGTTGGTATAACCGCAACAACCCCACAATTACCCAATGTTGTATTAATAAACAGAATAATAAAGGACCATAAAATTCCGGTAATATTGGGTGGCCCACATGTTACATTAATTAATTCTGCATATAAAAGAGAAAAATTTAAGAATGTTTCTGGTAGAGCTACAAAGTCTATGATGAATATTCTCAACGAATTTGATAGAGTAGTGTGTGGTGATGGAGAATTAGCGGTTTTTAAAGCTATTGATGGGGAAAAATATGTGGATGCCGACAATCTGACTTCTGAATTATTTCTAACCGATGAAAAGTTTGATGAACTTCCATTTCCGGCTAGACATTTAATAGACGTTGATAGTTACAAGTTTACGATAAATGGTAAAAGGGGATTGAGTCTTATTGGTCAATTAGGGTGTCCATTCAATTGTGGATTTTGCAGTGGTAGAAATAGTCCAACATTTAGAAAAATAAGAAATAGATCGGTGGACAATATAATAAAAGAAATTGATCACTTATACAAAACATATGATACAAAGGCGTTCATGTTTTATGACGATGAGTTGAATATAGGCACATCCATATATGAATTATTAAAAAAATTAATTGATTATCAACAATCTAATAATGTAGAGTTTTTGTTTAGAGGATGTATAAAAGCCGAATTATTAAATGAAGTGCAGGCAGAATTGATGTCTAAAGCCGGGTTCAAGAAGTTGTTGGTAGGGTTTGAATCTGGATCTGATCGTATTTTGAAAAATATTAATAAAAAAGCAACTAAGTCAGAAAACACAAGATGTATAGAAATTGCTAAAAAATATGGTATTGGTATAAAAGCATTGATGAGTATTGGTCATCCCGGAGAATCTGATGAAACTATACAAGAAACCTATAATTGGTTGATATCAAGCAAGCCTGAAGAGTTTGATGTAACTATTATTACAGTAATACCCGGTAGTAAGTATTATGACGACTCAATACTAGTAAAAGATGGAGTATGGAAATATACTATCAATAATGACAATCTTTATTCTATAGAAGTAGACAATTTCACACAATATGAATACTATAAGGGTATACCAGGAAATTATCAGTCATTTGTATATACAGATTACATATCCAGAGAAAGATTAGTTGAGTCTAGAGATTGGTTGGAAAGATCTGTTAGTGATCAGTTAAATATAAAAAAAGTATCAAATACCAACAGTACTTTGTATGAACATTCCATGGGTCAAGTACCAAATTTTGTTTAACCCATGATGATTAAAGATTTTGAATATATCTTCAAATAAACAATATTTATAAGTATGTCTAAAATAAACGAACTTGGTGACCTAGGCGACAGAATGATGCAAGGATTACCTTATGGTCAAGGTGGTGCCATTGCTGGTGCTGTAGAACCAGGCGTTTTGGATACATTTAGCAGTCCAGATGTAGTTCAAGATCTCAATAAATTTGGTACTATGGTTGATAAATCCAACCTTACAGCCAAACAAACTCAAGCCAATATTTCTCCTTTTGCTCCTTATAATGGTAAAGATCCATGGGATTATGTAAAAGATGTAGAACAAATCAAGTATAAGGTTACCCCAGATGAAATTATCATGGGTATTGATTATGAAATGAAGAAACTTGTACTAAAAGATAAACAAGTTGCCAAACAAAAGGTTGTTACCAATCTAAAGAAAGACCCTAAATACTATAGTAAACTCCATATGTTGGGTGTATACCCAGATGATAAAGAGGAAGCATTAATGGAGATTATGACCACTTTAAAGGCTAGAAAGTACGCACAACAAAGAAGAGAGTATTAATATGGGTAATTTTGCTAATGATAAACCAACATATCGTAAACCAGAACCATTAAAGGGTGGTTGGAATTATATAGGTGATGGTAAATTCCATGATCCAAGTGTTGGTAGTCCAGCTATGAAAGGTCGTAGATGGATGATTGATTATGGATATGGTAGTGGTAAAGGATTTGAAAAATTTCAACAAGGATTAAAGAAAAATGACTAATAATTTAATTAAAAAGCTTCCAGGCGGTGTTGGTGATAATACACCAAACGATAAAATAGATCCAGCACAACTTAGTATTGGTGTACAAGTTGAAATGGAACACACCAATGATTTAGATATTGCAAAAGAAATTGCTATGGATCATTTAACCGAAGATCCTAAGTATTATACAAAATTAGTTAATGCGGGATTGGCTAAAGAATTTCAAGCAGTTACTGGTTCTGGTATTGGCGATCCAACTACTAGTTTGAATGATCCTGCTAGAATTGGTGCCGGCGGATTAAAAAAAGGAAATATGCACGGATCAATAGGCGGAACTTCTGATGGTCAAGTCGATGGTAGACGAAGTGAACCCGTTTTAAACAAAACGGTTGATATTGAATTGGAAGAAAAGAAAGGTAAGAAGAGACCAAAACCAACAAATCCAGCATTATGGGCTAGAGCCAAATCCGCAGCAAGAGCCAAATTTGATGTATATCCAAGTGCTTATGCCAATGGATGGGCTGCTAAATGGTACAAGAGCAAAGGTGGTGGTTGGAGAATGAGTGAAGATGTTGATGAAAGTGTTGTTGGTCAAGTATTTGATGGATCATCACCAACTGACGCTTCATGTGATGGTGTTGGAACCTATGGAAGCGGATATGATTTTGTCGGATATGCAGAAAACAAAAAATCTATGAAAAAAGAACAATTAAGAAACATTATTAAAAACCTAATCAAAGAGTCAATTAACGAAATTGAACAAGAAGCTGATATCACTGATATGGAAACAGAAATGCCTGGTGATTCAACCGATGGTGGTGAAACCAAGACTCAAGATATCAAATTGACTTTGGATCGTGAAACAGCACAAAAACTTCATGATTTGTTGATGGCACAACTTGCCACTTCAAATGATACTGAAGGTGGTGTTGAACAACCAGTTGCGCAAGATATGGATAATGATCAACTACCACCTAGTATGGAAGCTGGTCAAGAAGACAATCTTGGTGAAATTACATTTGAACAATCAAAGGAAATTGAAGAAACCAAAAAAAAGTGGATTCAAAATGCAATCAAGCCAGGCAAAAAAGGTGCGCTTCATAAACAATTGGGAGTACCACAAGGTCAAAAGATTCCAGCAGATAAGTTAGCAGCTGCTGCAAAAAAGGGTGGTAAGGTTGGTCAACGTGCCAGACTAGCAATGACATTAAAGAAGTTAAAGAAGAAATAATATAATCATATGCCTCTGTTCAAGATTAGACGTACAGGACAATTGGGGTTTTTCTCTGATAAAGCAAGACCCTCACCTGACATGTATAATGATAAGTCTTATTATTTCTTGCAAATAGTAGACCCTATCAATACTGATTGGGATATCGCTACATTACCACGTTATTATAAGTTTACTGGTGATCAAGCTAGATATTCCGCGTCTGAGTTGTTACCAATACAAACCAAGGACTTGAAAAAGGCACAAAAGAATAATACGATGGACCAATTACTGGCTCCAGATTCTATTAATGAAAATGCAGAAATGGCTCAAAGTGATATCACCAAACTAATTGATTATAGTGAAAAACTACAATCTATGTTTAGTGTAAATGATAATCTAGAAGATTGGGTAAAAGCTAAGTTAAATCACGCCGCTGATTATGTAGCAACCATTCGTGATTACTTAAAATTTTATCGTGATGAAAAGGAAGCTGGTACTTCTGATGATCAGATAGATGAAAAGTGGTCAATGAACTATAAGAAACGTATCAATTGTAGTAATCCAAAGGGTTTTAGTCAGAAAGCACATTGCAGAGCCAGAAAGTTAAGACAATCTGGCCACTCTACAAAAAGCAAACCAGTAAGAGAAGTATATAAAGAAGTTACTTCTCAACTATTGAAAGAATTTGATAGTAGTATGGCTATGGGTGCTTTAAAGCAAATCAATAGTGATGCAACAGAATTAGAAGGGATGTTGCAACCAAACTCTGAATTGGAGGATTGGGTAAAAGCTAAGTTGAACTTGGCTGGTGAATATTTGGATGATGTTTATCATCATCTAGACCATTTTGGTCCACAAGGCAGAAAGTTTGACGAAGTTAAAATTGCACACGATCTTGAAGAGGGTTGGAAGGATTGGGTTGCTGCCGGAGCAATTGGTCTTGGCGCAATGTCTGGTAAATTAGACGCATCAAAGATAAATCCAGCAAATCAGGCTGCTATAACTCAAACAGCTCAAAAATCTGTTGGATCTTTCATCGATTATATCAAGAAGGTAGAAAATCAAGGTAAAGTCGGATATGATGCACAAAAGAAACTATGGTTTCCTCATAAAAGTTTTGAGGGTGGTAGTGATACAATTGGATATGGTCATAAAATACAAAAAGGAGAAGACTTTAGCAAAGGTATAACAGATGCTCAAGCTGAATCTCTATTAAAGACAGATTTGGCAAAAGCAAAACAACAGGTTTATAAAGAACTAGGTGGAGTTAAATTAACTCCTCAACAAGAAGAAATGTTTGTTGACTTTGTATTCAATATGGGTACATTAAAGAAATTTCCTAAGTTTACCGAATTTGCACTGAAAAATGACTTGGAAGGTATGAAAAGTCAGTATAAGAGATATGCTGGTGGTAAAGAATTAAAAGGTAGAAACTCAGAATTCTTGAAGAGATTCTTGGCTGAGTATTTTGGTTTCGATTACTACTTTTAATATGAATAGTTATCCATCATTTGACCCATATCAAATGTTGATGCGTCGTAAACAGATGCAGGACAATCCACAAGATTTTCCTGTGATGGAATATGATCCTAGAGATGTTCAAGAACTAGAAGAGTTTTGTAGACAATATAATATATTGGGATTTAATTTTGGTAAAATGAATCCCAAAGCAGCATTGAGTATGTTGAAGAAAAAAGTTGGTGTAGTTTCAGAACATAAGTCTAATAAAATAATGCTACACGACTGATATTATATAGTTATAGTTGTTATATGATACGATTAGTTGATGTTAAATATGATCCGATTTCTATAGAAATTTATGTTTCCGAATCTAGTACACATGAAAATGTTTTATTTTTGTGGGAAGATCCATTTACAAAAATCCCACATCATGTTGATCTTGTAGACATGATACCTAAGAATAATTTCTATTCAAAACTAAACAGAGGAACAAGTCACTTTCAAAACAATTTGGTTTTTAAAATAATATCAATAAAAAATTACGAGGTTCTTTTCAGTCATGAAATTAAAAAGTTGGACTTTTTAAATAGTAAAAAAATCTTGTATATATCTCAAAATAACTATAGTGGTTATAGTTATGCTGCACGAAATTACATATATCAACTATTAAAATCGGGATATGAGGTACAATGGTGTGTTGATAAATTTGGTAAATCTACATACAAACCATGTAACAAAGAAGAAGAATTGGTATTTGAGTGTATCAATAAAAATATAGATTATGAATGTGTTATTATTCATCATGTTCCAGATGCGTGGAATGGTATTTTACAAACACTTCCTAGAAATAAAAAGTTTTATGGTTTGACCGTTTGGGAAACAACTCTATTACACAGAGATTGGGTTAACATGATAAATAATAGTGTGGATGAAGTTATAGTACCATCAACTTTCAATAAAGATGTATTTAAAAATAGTGGGATTAATAAAAAAATAAATGTCTGGTATCATGACATATTTCCATTTTGTAAAAACGAACGTATAAATGTTGATAATATTTTCGACAAATTTTTGCTTTATAAGTCAAATAAATTTGTAAAAGATAGTGGTACAATAAAAGACATAATAAAAAATAAAACTATCTACTATAACATCAGTCAGTACAATGAACGTAAAAATATAACTCAAGTTATAAGAACATTTTGCAAAAAATTTAAAAGTGACGACAATGTATGTTTATTTATAAAAACGTTTTTTAGATCGTTTTCTAGAAATGAAATAGAGGTTTTAAAGTATAATTTTACGGAATTATTAAAAAATTTTGGTAATATGCCAGATATAATATTTTGTTTTGATGATTTGAATGATGATGAAATAAATGTAATACATGAATTTGGAGATGTATATTTTACCTTGAACAGAGGTGAAGGATTTGGATTATGTACATACACTGCAAAAAAAATTGGTAATAAAATTATCTGCGGTAAATTCGGAGCAGAACGAGAGTTTTTAAATGAGAGTGTTGATATATTAATTAATTACACTTTAACTACACCATTCAATATGGAAATCTATCATAACTGGTATAACGATGATAAACAAAGATGGGCATCTTATGATGACGATGATGTTATTAGTAAATTACAATATTTTCGAAAAACAATAAAACAATCATATAATTATGAAAAATAAGATTAAAACATCGGATGTATTGTTGTTTAGACTACACGAAGGAAAACTTCAAGTACTCTTAACATTAAGAACTCCAGATAGTTTTGAGGGAAACAAGTGGTGTATACCAGGTGGTCATATAGATGATGGAGAAATACCTTTGGATGGTGGTGTTAGAGAGTTAAAGGAAGAAACTAATGTAGATGTGTCCGCAATTAAAAACCAACTCAAATTGATTGGTATGCATCCTATTAGTACTATCAGAAAGGGTTTTGGAGTTACATATGGATGTATATTACCACCAAATTATCCACATACATTAAAACCACAAGATGGAGAAATTTCCGAAGTAAAGTGGCACAATGCAAACGAAATACCCCATGATCAAATGGCCTTCGATCACGGGGATATTATACAACAACTAATTAACAGATTTAAACGAGACTAATTTTGTTTGCGTTGTTACCTTTTAATTCTTCTGGTAACAAATCTTCTAATACTGATAGACAGTTAACGCAATATGGAATTGTTACTGGAATCAATGCATCCTTATCAGTACCGGCTAGTATCTTACTAACTCTTCTAAGAATGATTCCGTTTGAAAATACTTGACCCTTACAATCATTACACGCAACTGGTTGAGTATCTTTGATGCTAAAGTTTAGCTTTGGCGTTTGTGTTTCGAATTTATTCATAACTTAATTTATTCTTTTTCTTTTTTTGTAATCTTCTAATGCTGCACTTAATGCTTCGTGCGCAAGTACGCTACAGTGAATTTTGACTGGTGGTAAACCACCTAGCGCGTCTACAATATCATCATTACTAAAACATCTTTCAAGTTCATCTATTGATTTACCTTTGATTAATGTAGTAGCCATAGATGAAGCCGCTATAGCACTACCACATCCAAATGTCTTGAATCTTGCATCCGTTACAGTTCCAGTAACGTCATCGATTTTTAGACTAATTTTCATGATATCACCGCACGCAGCTGCACCTACTTCACCAACTGCGTCTGCGTCTTTTATGTCACCCATATTTCGTGGGTTCATAAAATGATCCATCACGGTTTGATTATATAATGTATAAGATTCACTCATATATTGTATAATTATAGTCCGGCTTGTTTTAAATCGTTATCAACCATCTTTTTTACCAGACCTTCAAAGTCTGTTTTTGGTTTCCACCCCAATTCTCTTCTTGCTTTGGTACTATCTCCTAATAGAATATCTACTTCGGCAGGTCTATAGAACTTTGGATTAATTTTTACCAAGACCGATACAACTGGTTCATATTTAATTGCATCTTTGGTGCTGATACTAAATTCTGATCTTTCTGCTTCACCATGCCATGCACCTTCAATGCCAGCTGCTTTAAAAGCATACCAAACAAATTCCGCAATAGTATGTGTTTCATTGCTAGATAGTACATATTCTTCAATTTGCATATTACTATCCATATCAACTCTACATTTTTCTTGATTCAACATCAACCAAATACCTCTTACAAAATCTTCAGCATCACTCCAGTCTCTCTTGGCTTTAACATTACCCAATTCAATTGGAACAAATGATTTACCCGCAAGTATTGCTTTTTTAATTCTAGCCACACCCTTGGTAATTTTACGTGTAACAAATTCTTCACCTCTACGAGTACCTTCATGATTAAACAATAAACCTTGTACAGCATATAAGTTGTATGATTCTCTATATACTTTTACTAATTGTCTTGCTGCTGATTTACTTGCACCATATGGACTTCTTGGTCTGGCTGGATGATTTTCATCTTGTGGACTATATGTGACATTACCATATTCTTCACTGCTACCAGCGTTGTAGAATCTACAAGATGGTCTATGTTGTCTAATAGATTCAAGTATATGAATTACAGCGGAGGTATTACACTCCCACGTTTGAGCTGGAAAGTCCCAACTACTACCTACGAATGTTTGTGCGGCTAAATTAACAAAATAGTCTGGTTTAAGATCTTGTACAATCTTATTGATACTATGTACATCACTTAGATCAAAGTTAACTAGTTTGAATCTGTCATTTTTTATATGATCGATGTTTTCGTGGTTTTTTGTACTTAGTCTTCTAGCACCACCGATTATGAAATGATCTGTGGATTCTAGTAAATAATCAACCAAGTGACTACCATCTTGGCCTGTTACTCCGGTAATAAATACAACTTTGCGATTATTAATAAAACCCTGTACGTCTTTGATGTTTAAAACTTCCATATATTAATCCTTATAGATACGTATTTTCGTACACCAATACAACATTATTTTATTTGAATTAAAATTATAAATCGAATTGGTTATCTGATAGATATATCATATGTGGAAGCTAAATACTAATCATTTTACTTTTTGGGACAGACTAAAGATTTGTGGATTCTTTTTAAACACCAATAATTTCTGGACATATGGAAAACAAGTTCAAAACTTTGAGAAAAAGATGGCTAAATATGTTGGTAGTAAATATGCTTTATTTGTATCAAGTGGATCAACAGCAAATACTTTACTTGCTTATTATCTTGATCAAGTAGAAACCAAAAGAAAGATTGTTTTTCCAGCTGTAACTTGGGCTACATCTATTACTCCATTTATTAAGTGTGGATTTGAACCAGTTTTTGTAGATGTTAAATTGAACGATCTATCAATGGATCTAGATCAAGTGGAAAACATTCTTAAAGAAGATAAGGATGTTGGAACAATCTTTATCACCGCATTATTGGGTATTTCACCTGATATTGATAGATTGAACTATCTTAAAACCAAATATAAGGTTAGAATCATGATAGATAGTTGTGAAAGTACCTTTACGAAGTTTAGAGGTAGAAATATTGCTTCATTCTTTACATCAACTACAAGTACATATTTTGGTCATATGTTACAAAGTGTTGAAGGTGGTTTTGTATTTACCAACGATGAAAAGGAATATGAACTATTCAATATGATTCGTAATCATGGTATGTATCGTCATTTACCACCAGAGAATCAAGAAAAATATAAGAATCGAGAGGTAGATCCATTATTTGATTTTTATTGTATTGGTAATAATTTTAGAAATAGTGACATACATGCATATATTGGTTTGTTAGATTTTAAACGTGTACCTTTATATACATTTCATAGAAAATTCTGTGGTGAGATATTTACATCATTGTTGGATCAAAATTCTTTCTATAAGGTTCAAGTCAAGAATGAAGACAATCTGTTTAGTTTACCAATCATTGCAAAAAATAAGGAAACTATTGATAAGATTAAAAAGTTCTGTAAAAATGAGGGTATAGAATATCGTCCTATTATTGGTGGTAACTTATTGAAACAAACTGCATTTAAGAAATATGGTGTTGCAAGAAAGTTTCCTAATGCTGATATTATCAACGAAAATGGTTTGTATGTTGGATTACATTATAGTGTTACCCCAGAACAAATTAGTTGGTTTGTTAAAACAATAAACGATATTTAAAATTCATCGTCTTCATCTTCATCGTCCTCTTCATCAATATCATCTTGCGGAGGACGATCATTGAACATTTTATTAAAATCACGAAGGTCTTGGGTTTCGATGCCTAATTGATTAAATATCAGTTGAATTGCCACCAATATTTCTGGTGTATGTAATTTCTTTTCAACTGATTTTTCAGCAAAATAATTTGATATCTGGACTAGTGTTTTTTTCACATGAGGAGGAAGTCCTTCAAAGTATATCATCATGTCTGATTTTTCTCTATCTATTATCAATCCTGGTATGTCATCGACAGATCGATTTTCTTCTTTTAACAATATCAATTTATTTAATTTGTTAAGAATATCTGGTTCTGAATCAGATTCGTCAATAATGCTATTCTTAATTTTATTGATATCCTTGGTTTTTATTTTCCTAGCGATATTAAAACTAGACATTACTCCGTGCTTCGATAATAAGTGAGAAAAGTTTGACATTTAAAATTAAATATAAAAAAATAAACAAAATATATATTTTTATTATGAAGAAGCCTGCAATTTTTATAGACGCATTTATAAGCGACAAGGAAAAGAAGAAGTGGTTTGATTACAATGTTAACAATTTTATCAAAGAAGGATTTGATGTTTTTATCATTTCCAATAAAATGACTAATTTTGATAAATTTGAAGATGTAAAGTATTTTGAGTACGATTGTGAAAACAGACTGCTCACTGATAGATCTAAGTATAAATTTCACACAAAATTTAGAATGAATAGCAATCTATATCCAGCTGGTCTTCCTCCGCAGTTATTTACCGGATTATCTGAAATCCATGGGTTTACAAATTGGAGTATACTTTACAATCTCAAAAAAATAGCAGGTGTACTTAAACGTTTTGGTTATGATCACGCAATAAGGTGTGAATATGATGTTGTTTTTAAATCGTATAATTTAATGGATACTATATTCAAGGATTTTGGTTCTACTGAAAATAGTAAAAAATGTATGATCATGCCGTGTAATATAGGAGTCACCACCAATGTTTTTCTATTTGATACAAATTATATTGATAGTATAATTCCTACAATGGAAACCGAGGATGATTATATTAAATTCCTAAATAACTTGTACGGATACAATTTATCTCCGGTATTTGAAGGTATATTTCGTGATTTAATTAAAGATCAAGTACATTACTTGGATGTAGAAAAATCACATGAACATATAGAAAACATAGACATGTGTTTATCTGATGGAGATTTGGGTTTAAGACACAAAATAGGATATGGAAAATTGCAGATAACACCTGTGAATGATAACAAACAATTTTTTATATCCAATCTTAGTCAGACAAGAGAAATCTATCTAGAGTATATTACAGAAGGATATCGTGATATTTTTAGACTTTCACCATCTTCTTGGTTAATACTTGATAACTGCAAAAACTTTGTTGAAATTAAATCCTCAGAGTTTAAAAATAATGAAGTCATTAAATTTGATTTATCACAACCTTGCGATTTTACAATAAAACCAATATCTTAACATTTTTATTATGAAGAAACCAGCAATTTTTATAGATGCATTTATAAGCGACAAGGAAAAGAAAAAATGGTTTGATTATAATCTTTCCAAGTTTATTAAACAAGGTCACGACGTTTTTATTATTTCTAATAAAATGCCTAGCTTTGATAAATTTGAGGATGTAAAGTATTTCGAATATGATTCAACTAACAGATTGCTTACTGATAGGTCTAAGTATACGTTATTTAGTCATATGAATTGGGCTCATCAATTATATGATAATTCAGGTAATAGTTGTATTTTACAGGGACATAATAATCCACACGGATTTACAAATTGGACTATATTGTATAATCTTAAAAAGATATGTAAAGTGCTAAAAAGTCGTGGGTATGAACACATGATACGTTGCGAGTATGATGTTGTTTTTAAGAATTATGATTTAATGAGTACCATATTCAAAAATTTTGGTTCTACTGAAAATAGTAAAAATTGTATGATTCTTCCAGGCGGATTTGGTTGCGTAACCAATTTTTTTCTAATTAATATAGATTATTTAGATTCTCTGATACCAGAAATGGAAACTGAAGCTGGTTATATTAAATTTATGTATAAATTATATGGATGTAATTTATCTCCTGTATTTGAAGAATTATTCTATAATATTATAGATAAGAAATGTGAATATTTAGATGAAAAATTAACGAATGAATATATAGAAGATATAGGTGTATGTTTTTCAGGTGGAGATTTAGGTTTTCGTCATGAGATAATTTATAACAATCTTTTAATGACACCTGTCAATAACAACACCGAGTTTTTTGCAAAGAATAGTTCAACCGATAGTAATGTTTATCTAGAGTATACTACTGAAGATTCTTCAGGCCAATCCAGTAGTACTTTATTTTTACTTTTGCCAGGTCGATGGATTAGATGTAAATGTTCAAAATTTGTAGAAATTAAAACATCACAAATGAAATATGGCAAATCTGTGAGATTTGACTTATCAAAACCTTGTACTTTTACTATTGTAAGAAACTAAAACCTCTGTTTAAGAATCTTTTTACTATCTTGTAGTATATCTGGGTCAAATATTTTTGGCCCTCTACTTATGTATCCTTTGCCACTGGTGAATGTACAATTATAACACAATAATTTTAGATTGACCAATGCGTGGTTGTGTTTATTACCATCTTCAAAGTTTAACAACAATGGTAATTTGCCATCTGTAATTCTGCGTTCGTGAAAACCACATTGTTCACATTCTGCTTTTTTGATATTGGATCTAATCAGTTTATCTTTTAAACGATGTACTGGAAAGTTTGGGTATTTACCATCCAAAACATCTTGAATTGGATACTTACCTTTATTTGGGTCAACCAATACTCTGTTCACAAAGTTTTTCTTGGTAGGAGGCCAACCTGGTGTTTTATGCACACCATATTTCTTTGCGTATGTTTTGAATGTTTGATAACTAACACCCAATCGTTTTGCTGCTTTTCTGGCCGATGTAGACTTTTCTAATGCTTCTTTAATTTCTGACTCAACGATTGGTTTATTCTTTTTACTTCTGCCACCTCTACTTGGATAGATTTGATCAGCAAACTCTTTTTCTAGGTGTGGAATGTTTACACCTTTATCACGAAGCACTTTGTATTCATCTACTTCTCGTCTAACATCATCACCAATCTGACTTAAACCATATATCTTTTCTACTTTTTCCTTTAAAGCATCAAGTTCTGCTAATTTTTTGTTAATTAAATCAAAATTGTAGGATGGAATATCATTGTTCATTTTTTAAAGATGCTGATAATGGTTCTTTAGCTAAGTCTACATCGGTTGTACTTTCAAATATTTTCCTGAGTATTTCGGCTCGTTTAAACATACTGGCATTTAATAAAACTTTATATGTGTTTATATATTTGGCTTTACCATCTGATGATTTTATTGGTTTACACATTATAACCGGATTAACCAGAAAATCTTCTTCGGTCATATGAATTGAACTTGACTTCATCTCAACAGCTCTGGTACACGCTTCTACATACGCATCATCAAAGATATCTGGGTCTACATCAACATTCATTTTCCAATTTGCGGAACTTACATTAAACTTTAATATTTTAGTTTTTGCCATAATTCAAATCTCCATCATTTAATAGATCTAGGTTACTTAGTTTCTGATTTACACTATTACATACTTGTTCTTCGACGGTGTTTGCCACGAACACAATCTTTTGTATACTCTTTGTTTTAGCACTATCACGCCATACTCTTCCAGTGGATTGACGCATTAATACAGCCGAGTACGAAGGACATATTAACGACAATCTTGGAAAATTACCATTCAAATCGTGTAAATTTAATCCTGCACCGCCAGCTGCGATGTTGACAAGTATTATTCTACTTTTATCTGATTGAAAATCATCAACGGCTTGTTGTCTATCTTTGTCTGATACAACACCATTCACAATACATTTGGTCTTGAGTCTATCTGATAATGCATTGATAGTTTCGGTAAAATTACAGAATATAGCCACACTCATGCCATTCTCAATACCTTCCTCTGCCATTTCTATAATAAGAGGTACCTTGAACATTTCAACTTTTTGTCTAGCACGAAGGATTGCAACCATTTGGGTTTGACCCTTGTCTTTTTTGAGTTGCCTTTCAATCTTTAACAACTCTAATTGCATTTCTTCGTATGCTTTGTTGATCTTGTCTTGATCCTCTTTTTCCATTTCATAACATTCTGCTGTAATTTGACTTTCTGGAAAGTTAGGTATGGTATCACGATTAAGACGAACACCTCTATTGATAAAAATGTCATTGCTAAGTTTTGCTAACGATTTCTTGTCGCCTGTAAATTCCATTCCAAATCTGCCTCTGACAACTCCGTGTGCATAGGCCCATTCATAATATTGCTTGCTGCTCTTAAACAACTGAATACATTGTCCTACCGTTCTTAACTCCAGTGGGTTGGTTGCCATAGTAGCACTGCAAAACAACATCTTGTATCCAGATTTGAGTGCTGCCATACAAGTTTCACTATTCTTGGTCTTGGCATTCTTTAGTTTTTGTGCTTCATCCCAAACAATAAGAGTATTTTTTGGTATCTTCCAAACGAATTCTTTACGTCTGGTATCTCTTCTTTTGACATATGATGCAATTACACTATCAGATTTACCCATACGTAATGCTTCATAGTTAACAATACCAGCACATTTACCCCACATTTTAAAGTGGTTCTTAATAACACGTTTCCAAGATTCTTTAACTGCTTTTGGACATACTACCAATATGTCCATATCTAATTCTCTGGCTACGCCACATGCGGTGTATGTTTTGCCGATGCCTACGTCACTACCATCTACGGCAGCACCCCATTTGTTTAGTGATGATACGATTTTACTAACAGCACCTACTTGCCATGGACGCAAACCATCTTGTTTAACTACTTCGTAGAGTGGAAGTGGTTCATCTGACTTTTGTTTCTTAATAGCTTTTTCTTTAAAAAGAGTTGGGTTATCTTTGGTTTCGGTCAGAACCCAATCGTTATCTCTTTTGGTAACACTATAACCTTTATCTTTGAGGCTTAATTTATTTACTTTCCAGTAAACAAAGAATTGGTTTAAGTATTGAGAAGGTATTTTCCATTCACGAATAAATGTTACTTCTCCATTTTTTTCTATTTGAATTGGATCTGACCATCTGATATCCAAATTTATCATAATTAGTCACCCATTTCGTTTCTGTATTTAACATTACGAGCATGTTCATGAATATTGGATCTAACATGACGGCCATCTTTACGATGTACTCCCACATCAAACTTCTCCATCATTAGTTCAGTGAAGTAAACACCTTGGTTATCATCATAACCATAACCCAAGTTAGCCATATCATCCATGTAGGACTTTCTGGTTTTCTTATGAACTTTTTTACAAAGTTCTTCTAAGTAGTTAACTACTTCGTTTACGTTGTTTTTATATACAATCTTGTTGATTGTAGTGTCTTTAATGTAATAATTCATATATAGTATATATCCTTATATACCATATAAATAGTACTAATTCAAGTACTTTAAATATTATATTGTTAATTACCAGCTATAGGAATTGAGGAGTGTATATTACGTTCAGTTTGACTACGTATAGTTTCAAAGTACTGAATCATATGGTTTATTGCATGATCCGCAATATCTTCTAACCAATCCTCTGGCTTAAACTCTGTGGTACTTATACCACCACGAACTGCTTTTAAATCACCCTTCTGAAATTCTTGACGTAGAAAATTTATTAGATCTTGTTTCAAATGTTGTCGTTGTTGAATAACAAATATTTCGCTTAATGCTTCTTTATAACTTACTCTTACTGGAGATTGTCCTTTGCCACCACTACCTTTTTCTCCTCTACCAGCAGATCTTTGTGCTGCTTTTTTACGTTTAACCCAATTAGCAATTGCTTTTTTACCACCCTTGGCTCTTATTCTTGCAGCGTACTTTTTGCCTAAACAAGCACTATAACTACTACCTTGTTTAGCGTCACCACATTTACCAGCTTTTTTACCAGTACTATCATATCTATCCCAACCTCCTCCACTGGTGCTTCCTACCGACCCTTTACCAAACCACGCACGTAAACCTCCTTGATAGGCTTCATTAATTTGGTTTTCATATTTTTGGTAAATCGTCATATTAAATATAAATATAGACGATCTTGTTAACCTTGTATAAAAATCTTGGATAGATTTGCGTAAAACTTCTCCAAAGACTTTTTAGTTGCAAACTTTCTTCTGGTTTCTTTTAGAAAAAATGAAATACTTTCACCGCTTAATTCGATGATTTGACCATCAATATTTATGTTATAGGTCTTGTTTTTTAAGGCAGGCATAAAAGTATCTTATATTAAGTATTTTATGCCTGCCCAAATGTTACATTTTTTTAAGTTTTGATCAAAAAATGTTGCCAATCAACGTGACGAGCATCTTTGATCAAAGCATACACTGGAACTGGTTGTGGAATATGTGGTTGTTTAAGCAACTTTAACCCAGCTTCAGAGTTCAATCTATTACCCTTCTTGGAGTTGATATCCCGTGAACACAATACTAGATTGGTCCAAGAGTCTTCACCACCCTTACTACGAGGCAGAATATGATCGACGGTAGCATTATTACGATCAATCTTTTTACCAGTGTATTGGCAAACGCCATTATCACGATTATAGATTGCATCCTTACTTGGTTTGCCTCTAAATTCCTTTACAGGCATTTTATTGTAATTAGTAGCAATAATGACGGTTGGAACACGAATCTTTAGATGAGCGCTGTTGATGCTTAGATCCCAAGAACGAACTGGTAGATTTAGCCAATCGGACCAAGAAACAGGATTCATGGTCTTGGGTTCTGTCAAAATAGGATCGCCATTGTCATCAATATTATAATCGATATCCAAAGCTAGTGTTGCTGGCTTTCCATGGGTATCACATCCACAAAGATCTACGATAGCATCTTTGACAGTCTTGAAACCAACTGGTTGCCAACTAGCATTCAGATTTAGACATATTAATTTATTTTCGATTCCAGTCATAACTCCTCCATCTTATATCACTTTTTATACAAGTCAAATAAAATATTTTCTTCTGGTTCTAAACTTTCGTCTAGTCTACCCTTGACAATTTCCAGATCACATTTAAACCACTCGTTTTTAATGTCCGTAGCAAAATATCTTAACTTTTCAGCTATTCTTTTCTCAGCTTCGTAACAATCTGGATGTTGAATATAATATTCAATTTTATAGTTACGTAACGGAGATGATGTTTGATATGTGCGCAACCTTGATTTTATATCATTAGTAACTCCCACCTTGTAATAATTGGGAAAGTTACAATTACTTATGATATACACATAACCATTTTTTTGTCTACTATTTGTCATTTAATCTACTAATAAGTAGTTAAATGATTTCGTCAACCAATCCGTATTTTAAACACTCAGATGCGGATAAATAAATATCATGTTTCAACATTTCTTCCAAATCTGATGTGGTGAATTTGGTATGTTCTAAATAAATCTTTTTAACTTTTTCAGATAGTAATTCAAGATTTTTGAATTCATCTTTAAAGGTTTCATGAGTACCACCACACCAACTTCTTAATTGATGTACTAACATAACACCATTTTGACCAATAAATCTTTTCTTACCACATACACTAATCAGAGTTGCTGCGGAAGCGCTGATACCTTCTACGTATGTATAAACTGGTACTCTTGATGCTTTGATACGATCAACGGTAGTGAAGGCTGAAAATATTTCACCACCATCGCTATTGATAAACAATTTTACGTGTGGTGGTGTTTCTAATCCTAGATTGATTTGGGTAATCAACATTTGTTTTTCCAAATCACTAAGACTTCTGTTTAGATTGTATATGCTTTCTAAGTCTACTTGACTATAAAAATAAATCTCATTGCCATTTATTTGGTGTGGGATTTTTGTTTTGGTGGTGGTAATGATGTCTTCTTCATCATAAACTGGTAACTCATTTTTATAGCGAGAATAAAGCATATTGTTTATAAGTATCAATTAAACACTAACAATCCGTTAAATTTTACAATGTCATAGTCAACATCAATTGTTTTATCTAATAAGTCGTCTATTTTTATTCTTACACGTTTAACATTATTATCTATACCATACACCTGATAATGTGATGGCCATAGTGTAATACTATCAAAATGAGCATCATCTATGTATGTGTCTATATGATAGTTTCTCTCCTTTTTTTTATCTATTAATGTGTTTGTTTTATTAGATAAAATTATGTATTTATTTTTGTTTGCGTCTACAAATACATTTATAAAATTATTTAATATCCACATTTCATTTTGCAACCTTACAGATTTACCATCATCGGTATCACCATTTGCTTTAAATTTTGCAAGATCATCTGTGATGTCTAGGAATTTATCCATATCATTTTTAAATAAATCATAAAATAAACACTCATATGCGTAATTTAATTTAAATTTGATTATATTTTCTGAGTCATACCAGTCTTCTTTTTCATGGGGTATAATAAATCTATCCAGAAAAAAGTCTATATTTGTAAAAAAATATGTTATGTATAACATGTTCACATTGTTAATGTGTCCAGTACCTGTAATAAGTTTGTACTTATCCTCGTTTAATATTTCAAATTGTTTTTTAAAAAATTCAAATGATCCATCTTTGAATATGTTATCATCTTCGGTGAAGAATACATTTTTATATCCAAGAGTCTTTGCAGTCTTTATAGATAATTTTATGTTTTTTGTAATCGTTGAATTAACACTTGGAGTATATATACACAAATATCCAGAGTCTATTGACATCCATGGATAAACTGTGTTTGGTAGTTTAAGTTCTTCTATACACTTATACATAAAATCACGACCAAGCTGGTCATTTTCTTTGTTTATGATTAAATAATCAATCATAAAATTCAAGTGTGCCGGAATATCACATCCTGAAATTACTAATATTGGAATTTTTAGTTTACTAAAATAGTAAAGTTGTTCTTGTAAATAAGAAATTTTTTCAAGCGTGTTTGGAAATGTGCTTATAACAATAATATTGTCTTTGTTCATATTTTCAATTTTAACTGATTAAGATCATCTTTTAAGAGCAATCTTAGTTCTGGATCATCTACATAATGAATGTTATCTCCACTTTTAACAAAACTAATATGTTGAGTTTTATTCCACCCATTTGAATTAACTACTATGTCATCGGTTCTGCCTGAACGTTCACAGATATATCCAGACATATACTCTGCAAAAGTAATAATAGCTTCGGTTCTTTCATTGCCGCCATTTGTATAAAATCTAAGAGTAGCAAACTTTTCTTTTACTTGTGCAACTTTGATTTGTTTTACTGGAAGATATTGATCTGGATACTTTTCTGCCCATTTATTTTGTTGATCAATATAGTCTTGAAGATATCGACTTAACCAAAGAATTAGTCTAAACCACCCATCATCACACTCAAATCCAAATTGTGTAAACGGATGTTCTCCACATTCAGTATAAAGTTTTGGAAACTTTTTAACTAGGTAACTTTCTAATTCAGGTCTCATACATTAAACTCTTTTCCATCAAAATAAGCTTTACATCCCAACTCTTTATCAATCATGAATACTTTTACACCAGCTTCATTAAACATAGTAAAAGTGGCATTATCATGTCCTTTCCATTGTTCTCTCTGATGCATGTCACAGATATCATTAAATTGTTTATGGATGTATACTTCACTAATACCGCTCTGAATTATACCTCTAGCACAATCTGCGCAAGGAAGAGCGTTAGTATACAACACAGATCCTTCTGTAGATATGCCGTGTTTAGCCGCCGAATAAATAGCGTTGCGCTCACCATGTTCAAACCACTTGTATTTTTCAGGTCTCTCGTTTCTATTTGACAATTTATCATCTACACCAATTGGTATACCATTATATCCGGTAGATATAATCCTACGATCTTTTACTAGAATAGCACCAATTTTGGTTTTTGGATCTTTGCTTTTACTAGCAATCCAATAAACGCCTTCCATGAACCAATTTATAAAACTTGTATTGTCCTTCATAACTTAAATCGTATCTTGACTTTATTTTTTTACAAGTTAAAATAACTATCGTATATGAACAATACTATTTATAGTATATGAATAATTATACTGGAAAAATCCATGGAATTAAGTTCCTTGTCAAAGATTCCAAGACCATACGTATATGGAAACCAAGTGATTTGGATATGATGGAATTTAGACCACAATGTGATTTTGTAGTCAAATATTTAATTGATGAAGGCTTTTTTAATAAAAAGCAATGTAAAGTTGAAGTCGTAAATTAACCGATATTGAAATTGTTATGATTACTTTAGTTATACCACCATCTCCATTTTTATTAGATGAAAGAGTTTTTCCAAGCTTGGGATTACTAAAAATTGCAGCTGTATTGCAATCCAAGTATGAAGTAAAAGTTTTAGATCTTAGTGGTATTAAGAATTACTTGGACGTAATGGAGGTTTATTTAAAACAAAAAGATTCTAACATTTTTTGCATTACTGCGACAACTCCTCAACTTCCTCACTCAATTAAGATCAAGGATTTGATAAAGAAATACAAACCAAATAGTAGAGTTGTTTTGGGTGGTCCACATGTCACTTTGGTATATGCGGCTTATAAGACTAATCCAAACAAACGTTCTACCATGAATAAAAATGTACTGGAAGAACACTTTGATTGTTTGGTAAGTGGTGATGGTGAGAAGGCTATTTTCCCAGCCATTGAAACAACTGAAAAGTTTATTGATGGTGATGATCCAAAACAACAATATTTCTTGACCAACGAGGATTATGAAAAGTTGCCAATGCCGGCCAGAGAATTGATTGATCTTGAATCATATCATTATACAATCGATGGTAAAAAGGCTACTAGTATTATTGCACAATTGGGTTGTCCATTTAACTGCGGGTTTTGTGGTGGTAGATTAAGCAATTCTCTACGTAGAATAAGAACTCGTAGTGGCAACAATATTTTGGATGAAATTGAATTTCTTCACAAAGAATATGGTTTGGAAGGGTTCATGTTTTATGATGATGAACTGAATGTAAATAAACAATTTGAATCATTGTTGACCGACTTGATTAAGTTACAAAATAGATTGGGTGTAGAGTTTAGACTACGAGGATTTGTCAAAAGTGAATTATTTACAGACACACAGGCCAAGTTAATGTATGAAGCTGGATTCAGATGGTTGTTGTGTGGATTTGAGGCGGGTAATGATCGTATTTTACAAAACATCAATAAGAAGGCTACATACGATGATAACGTTAGAGTTATAGAAAAGTGTAAGAAGTACGGATTAAAAATCAAGTCGCTGATGAGCGTTGGCCACCCAGGCGAAAGTGAAAAGACTATTAATGATGTGGCTGAGTTCTTAATCAAGAATCAAACTGATGATTTTGATTGTACCGTCATCACCCCATATCCAGGCACTCCATACTATGATAAGTCTGTGGAGATTGGTGATAATGTTTATAGATATACTGTGGAAAAGACTGGTGATAACTTGTATAGTAAGACACTTGATTATTCTACAACTAGCAACTTCTATAAAGGTGTTCCAGGTCAAAACTATGAAAGTTATGTTTTTACCGACTATCTAAAATCCGAAGAGATTGTTCAGATGAGAGATGATTTGGAAACCAGAGTTAGAAAAACTTTAAATATTCCATTTAATCAATCTGCGGCTGCAATACTATATGAACATAGTATGGGTCAGGGTTTACCATCTTTGGCACTCAAAGATGTGTAATCATTTTAAATTGGTTAGTATCTTGCAATTTTTGAATAAGCCAATCAAGTTCTTATAAAAGAATTTATTATTCTTTTTCATAGCTTGTTCAAAGTTTTTTAATTCCAATAACATGTCTGGAAGAGAAGCATTTTCTAATAATGGTCTTGTTAATACAAAATAATGTTTAGATTCGTTGTCTTCGTCTTTTAGACTATATGCTTTGGTTAATAATGCAAATGATGGATCTGGAATTTTCTCCATCTTTAAATCTTTGAAGTAATCTACACCCATTGAATTTTTCAATTCAAATACCATCACATGATCTGAATTGTAGGTGTTTGCGAAGATGTTTTCAAAGGCTAATGTACAAACTTCAAATATTTTATCTTCGGTAGATTCAAAACTACTTGTATTGGTAAAGTCCACTTTGGCTTTCCAATTTGCACACTCCACTATGTATGTTTCTGGAGTCATCGTATTATATATAAATATTTAATTTTATAACCACCGACCATTTTTTCTCACATCATTTTCAGTTAGAGATTTATATTCCTTCGTTAACTTTGAATTGAATGTTATTCTTATATCAGGTTTTTCATTCAATTTTAAATCTACGTCCAACGCATAAAATGCACGTGATTTTGACAATTTTCCCCAAAAAAACAATGTATTATTTCTGTGAATTTCTAGGGTTATATAATCCTCATCAACTTTTAGATTTTCTAAATTTATAAAGAAAACTAATCGATCTGATGTTTGTTCATACAATAATATGGATCTTGAATCACTTATTATACTATCGTGTGAATATATTTTATTTAGCTTAGTATCTTTGCCAAAAATTGACGCAAATCCATAATTTTTAACGTTTTCAAAATATACATTATGTTTATTATGTGTTTGTAAGTAAAGTACATAATATAGAAAAGTCTCGTAATCAATTGAATCTGGATGTGCTGATTCTAATTCCTCTTGTGTTTCAGGAATTCTATCCAAAATGCTTTCATTGAAATACATGCAATTCCCAAACCAAAAATAAGAATGAATTACACTGGATGTACAAATGCCTTCCCACATATTTCCAAAGTATATAGCATTTAAACTTTCATTATTCATCCGAATAAAGTACTCAGATAATTTGTTTATTCCGTCATCTGAAAAGTAGTGATCGTCCTCAACATAAAAGAAATTTGTATACTTTAAAGCAAGCGCTATCTTTATTAAATTTTTTGTGTTTCTGAATACACTGAGAAAATGAGTGTGAGTATATATTAGATAGTTTGGATAATTGGAACAATAGAAAAAAGATCCAAACGCTCCTCCATATGGAATTGGATATTCCCTCGCTTTCTTATATACAACTCTGTCTATCATTCCGTTGTAAAAATCAAAGATTACTAACTTGGATAGTTTAAAAAATTCTTCGTTTATATTTTGAACGGTAGATAGTATTACAATATCTTTTCCTAGCTTAGATAATTGTCTTAAGTTCTCCAAAGACATTTGTTCTCGTTCTTTGGTTTTTGGCGATGTTAAAAATAGTATTACATCAGACATTATATATAATATTCTAGATTTTCAATTTTATAAAATGGACTAGAAATATATAAATCGTGTCCATATATTTTGTCACGGGTACAATATTGCTCGTAACTACAATCCGAATAAATCAAATTGGTTTTCATATATTGAATTCTCATCATGTATATATCTTTTGAAACTACATCTTTATTTGAAAATTTAATACAATCGATGTTATCGGCTTTAATAGAATTGTATAACTCTGGTATTTTTTCTATGTTTTCTAATTTTAGATTTGAAGATATAAACATAACTCTTCTATATCTTTTTAAAAGCAAATATTTTGTGACAAAGTATTTTAAATGATATAAATGATAATCCAAATGCCACTCATCTATAAAATTAAATTTTTGTGAGAATATTTGTTCAAAGTTACAATTTTGTGGAAGTGCTTCTGGATTGAATGTTATTAAAAAGTGTTTATCAACCACAGAAGATAATATTTTATAATTATGTTCTACATTCTTTATATCATTGATGTTACATATAAAATGTAATACACAATTCATTTGTTTTTAAATATTAATGTATTTGGTTCTTCTACAACACCTCGGTTAATAAAATCGAAGCTATAACTATATCGTCCAATATGTGCTAATCTGATTGTTGTGTCTGCAAATATTGTGATTCCCGACTTTCTGGCTCTATGACAAAATGAAAAGTCTTCTCCAACATAATCGTCGTCTATAATCATAGGAAGAAACCACGCATGAACTTTATATTGTCCACCCCATATGTTAACTGGTTTTAGTCCAAACTTGACTTTAATACGTTCGTATACACTCACATGTGTATACATAAAGCCTGTAGCTGCATACTCTACCTCATAAAGACCACCATGTGGTCCAAATATGATTTCGTCAAATCCACTATGAAACTTTGTGGTCAATGCCGGCCATCCTTTTACACAATATGTTCCTGTAATAAATGGTTGTTGTTCTCTTATACTGGTATTTATGATTCTGTATATATCATATGGACAAAATGCGATATCACTATCAATCCAAAACAAGTGTTCATATCCATCATTTATAGCTTGTTGTGCCATCACACATCTACCTTGATCAATAGCACTAAATCCATATTTTCTATATACTTTGACCCCATCCTTTTCGAGTTGTCTTAATGCGTCATCACATGCTGGTTCTATATGTGAAGCAACTGGTACTAAGATAATTGTCTTATCTTTTACTGATTGTTGTAATTGATCATCACCTGGCCAAGGTATATTGCATATTTGTTTTGGTTCTTTAGAAAATAACATATCAGAATATAAATACCCAACGATGTAATGTTTTGGTTTATTTTAATTTTTAACAGATATTTATAACATATATGATAGTAACCAATCTTTTAACTCTACACAACCAGCTAAAAATCAACCACTGGCAAACCAAGAAGTATTCTGAACATCAAGCCCTTGGTGCTGCATATGATGAATTTAGTGATCTTGTTGATCAATTTATCGAAGTATTGATGGGTAAATATGGTCGTATACGTGGTAAAAATGGTTTTACTATTGAATTGAAAGATTACCAAGATCTACCCACTGAAACATTCGTTAACAAGTACATTGATTATTTAGTGAATGAACTTCCAAAGGGATTGGAAGAATCTGACACTGATTTGTTAAATATCCGAGACGAAATGTTGGCAGAATTAAACAAACTAAAATATCTATTAACACTAGAATAAGGACTTATTAAAGTTATGAGTGAACACCAAATTGATACGACACCAGTTACAAATGGACCAACAGAACAAGAGAAAATCGCAAAGTATAAATTAGCAGTATGGATTCTGCTTATTACTATCTTTGGGTTTCTTTCATACTATACCATCGCTTTGAGTTCCAAGGTTAGGAAGTATGGTATTGAACTAACAAACTTGACTCAAAAAAACGAGTTATTGTCTAAAAATCTCAATACAACCGAAACAAAAAAGAAAGAACTTGAGGGATTTGTTACTGAATATAATCTAAAGTTTCAAGTTATTCAGACCAATCTTGTTACTCTAAATGGTCTAACTGAAAATCTTAAAAAATCAATTGATGAAAAAGACGTTAAGATCAATAGTCTAGTTAATGAAAAGACAGCATTGGAAAATGATGCAAAAGCTCTTCGCAATACTATCGTTAAGATGACTGCTGAGTTGGCAGAACTTGGCGGTGAGTTATCCAAAGCCAAGAGTGAAAATGACGAGAATAAGTTGCTTTCTAGAATCAATGAGCTAACTCAAGAAAGAAATGCTTTGACAACTGAACTTAAAAAGTATCAAACCGCTATCGAACTTCTTAAGAAAGAAAACCAAGACTTGGCCGCAAAAATGAGACTTGGTGTTAAAGAAGCTGGTTATACATTTACCACCAAGGTTGAAGAGTCACGTAAATTTGGAGAAGTTTTAATTAAGTTGAATATCCGTGATGGAGGTACAACGGTTGAATTGGTAAACGATGCAAATGTTTCTAAACCAATCACTAAAGAACCAAAATCTGAAAAGAAGTCTGAATCTTCTTCAAAAAAGGGATTTTGGAGTAAGATATTTGGTCCACAAACAAAATAATATGCCATACGAATATCATGCTAAGGTAACCGAAGTTGTTGATGGAGACACAGTTGTTGTAGACATCGACTTGGGTTTTGACGTAAAACTAACAGATCAAAAGGTAAGACTTCTTGGTGTTGATACTCCAGAAAGCCGAACTTCAGACAAAATTGAAAAGGTGTTTGGTTTGGCTAGTAAAGACTTTGCAAAAAAGTTTATTGAAGGATGTAAAGACAAATACGTAATTCTACGTACCCATATCAGTGATGACGTTGATAGTAGTGGTAGAGAAAAGTTTGGTAGATTGCTTGGAGAAATTGTGCACCCAGAAACCAAGAAGATTTTGAACGATGAACTAATTACCAATGGTTATGCAGTTCGTTATATGGGTGAGAACAAAGATAAGGTACAGGGTCAACATAAAATCAATCGTAAACGTCTTATTGATGAAGGTGTTGTAAAATTATCTTATAAAGAAGCTGGTATTTAATATATTTATTAGTGTGGATAAATTAGCTAAATACACAATTGTTAAATTTTTGAAGTTCGTTAGCGACGAGCTAAACTTGAATAAACCATTCAAAGTCAAGTTAGCTCAAAATCGTGACGAAGATTTAAAAACTTATGCTTATTACAACGCAGCAAATGGTGATGTAAAAGTATATTGCAGAAACAGAGGTTTAGCAGATGTATTGAGAAGTATTGCTCACGAATTGATTCACCATCAACAAAATCAAAATGGAAAGATTCAAGGACAAACCCAAGACGTTGGTGGTGAAATTGAAGATGAAGCAAATAGTGTTGCTGGTCAGCTTGTAAAAAAGTTTGGATATGCAAATCCAAAGTTGGCTGTATACGAGAAGACTCTATAAATCGGGTCTTATTTTGTTAAAAAATAAAGCGTTATAGTTGGTTGTAGAAAACACTTTTATTTCTTGATCTTTGAGTTTAAAGAACTTTTTGCTGCGTTTGTATAGTTTTGTACCCAATCCTTGTCGTCTATATTTACGTTTAATATAGATCATGAACTGAAAAGTTCTTTTACCGCTGGGTTTTTTAAGTTGTTGTATGATACTCCATCCTACAACAACTCCGTTATCTTTGATAAGGAATACTCTGTTTTTGCGTATACTATCTGGTATACAACATTCCACATACAGCGAGTATATAGAACCACTTGTAACTAGTTTGGAGCATGCCTTTTCTTCAGAAAGGTTTAGACTTTTGGCGTTTTTAGAATAAATTCTAATCGGCACATTTTATAAATATGATCGAATAGTTTCATCAATAGCAGTTTCGAATGGGGTAAGCTTAAATTCTGGAAATTCCATCTTAAAGTCTCGGTTATCAACGCTATATCTAAAATCATGTCCTGGCCGATCAGATACAAATTCATACCAAACTTCTGGTAAAGTAGTATTGGTTATTTGTTCATAACGACTCTTGATTAGAGTTAATAGCTCTATATTAGATAGTTCGTTGTTACCCCCAATCAAGTATTGTTTTCCAACCAAACCGCCTAATGTAACACTGATAAGTGCGTTAACATGGTCTTTTACATAGATCCAGTCTCGTATATTCTCTCCATTTCCATAAATTGGTACCAATTGCTTGTTTTTCAACTTGTTTATGGCTACGGGAATTAATTTTTCTGGATATTGTCTGGATCCAAAGTTGTTGCTACAATTGGTGATTATGGTTGGAGTACCATAGGTTTTGTTGTAACTTCGTACCAATAGATCGCTGGATGCTTTAGTTGCTGAATATGGACTATTGGGTCTATATGGACTATCTATGTCAAACGAAGATTGTTTAAACCCAAGACTTCCATATACTTCATCAGTTGATACGTGTATAAATTTCTCAAGAGTATAACTCTTAAATAATTCCAACAGATTGAATGTACCAACTATATTGGTTTCAATAAATCTTTTTGGTCCAGATATAGACTTATCTACATGAGATTCAGCTGCAAGATGAACCACATGCGTTAGTCCTAAACTCAACAAGTAGTTTTTTTGGTCTGGAAAGTATGGTGCTGAAATATCCAGTGTTAATTTGTGATACTTTGGATTATTTTGAAATGGTAGACTTTTGTTTGCGGCATAAGTACCACAATCTATGTTATACACCTTATCAACGTCATCTCGTTTTAGAATTTCTTCTATAAAGTGACTGCCAATAAATCCAGATCCTCCAGTTACTAATATATTCATATGGTCCAGTTGTTAATACAATAATCAAAGGCTTCTTCTGCGGTTCTCATTTTGATACCAGTTGACAACAATTTTTCATTGCTCATCACGCAATTTGAACGTGGAGTCTTGACCACATTCTTATAGAATTCGTCTTCTTCTACAAATGTGAAGGTTTTATCTTTAGCAATTGTATTTTTAAACTTTTCTGTTACACCTTTGGTGGTAATATATCCACCATTGGTTACGTTGTAGATACCATATGGAACCTTTTTGTTTAGTGTTTGAATACAAGCGCTTACGAACTCTTGTTTGTTGCTTACACTATTTTCAGCATCTAATAGTCGTTCATACTTCAAAATCTTAGTGATATAGTTTCTGGAGTTATCAAATTCTTCGAAGGGAATTCTTAATCTCCAAATATAACTCTTTTCCCATTTACCCACAATTTGTTCCGCGATAGTCTTAGTACCACTATAGAAACTACTATTGTTATATTTAAAACTAAAGTTTGGCTCGTCCTCTTCTGTGAATGGTTGACCATCGGATCGTCTACCCTCATAAATACAACCGCTAGATACATGACCCAATGGAATATCATTTAACATACACCAATCGGTTAAAATTTGTGGCCATACAATATTGCCGTGAATTGTATCTTCTTTATACAATTCACAAGCATCAACATTTGGTTTACCAGTATAACCAGCCGCATTGATTGCAGCGCCTATTAATGGATAACCAGCTTCGTCATACCATTTTTCTAAATCTTGAAAAGTGGTTGTTTTGGTATTTGGCCATAAAAATACAGGAAGCTTAAGCTCTGCAAGTTGCTTTTTAAATTCGCTACCAATATAGCCTGTTGCGCCGAATAGTATAATCATAATAATTTGTTTAAGTATTGCTTATATTCGCAATTTGGTAATTTGTCAATGAGGTTTTTAAGTTGCGCTTTATTTATTAATTTGCGCTTCAAGCACTCTTCTTCTATGCATCCTATTTTTATACCCTGTCTAGATTGAATTGCTTGTATATAAGCACTACTTTCAAATAATGTTTCAGCACTTCCAGCATCAAGCCATGCTGTGCCTCTTGCAAATTTTATAGCAGTAAGTTCGCCCCTGTCAAGATATATTAAATTCAAATCAGTTATTTCAAGCTCACCTCTTGCTGAAGGTTTGAGTGTTTTAGCATATTCGACCACCTTATTATCATAAAAGTATAAACCAGGTACCGCATAATTGCTTTTGGGTTGAGTTGGTTTTTCTTCTATGCTTAAAACCTTATTATCCTCACCAAACTCAATAACTCCATAAGCTTTAGGATCATTAACTTCATAACCAAAAATAATTGCACCTGTAAGTGTAGGCTTGACTCTAGGCATTCCATGGAATATATTATCACCAAGGATCAAAGCAACATTATCTTTATCAATAAAATCTTCAGCGATAATAAAACTTTCAGCTATGCCTCTGGGTTTGTACTGAACTTTATAGGTAATTTTTAAACCTAATTGACTTCCATCGCCGAATAACTTTTCATATTGAGGTAAATAATCTGGTGAGGAGATGATACAAAATTCAGTAATTCCGCATGTAATTAATGTGTTAAATGGATAATAAATCATTGGCTTGTCATAAACAGGCAACAATTGTTTATTTATCGTACTGGTTAATGGATATAATCTACTACCAGTGCCTCCAGCTAAAATAATTCCTTTCATTTTAGACTAAAAATTCGTTTTTAACATCTTTGTTATATATCGTGTCTACTAGTAAATTTGTATATAAATCATATATTTCTACCTTTGAAACGTGTTCTGTAACGTCCCACATTTTTATGTATGGTGGAATATTTCTGTCACAAACATCACGAACATTTTCATTGGTATCATATACTACAAGCTTAAAATTAACTACTTTGTCAGACAAATTATCTTGATAAATTACAATTTGGGATGGATTAGTTGGTGAAGATCCTACCAATTTGCAAAAACACACAAAATAACCCTGTTCATATACCTTATCAGATATATAATTCATAGTAGAGTGAGATCGATCCATCAAATAATCTTTAAAATAGTCGTTTGGTGTTTTATTATAATTAATAATTAAATTGGATCTAAAACTTAGATCATTACGCACGATATTTTCTGCTATAAAACGTTCGTAACTTAAATAAGAACGGCCCAAATTAATTTTTTCTAAATACGCAAAATATGATAATTTATCACTTATTTTATCAACGTTCCTTAAAAAATAATCGATTTCAAAATAAAAATAATATGGGTTAATTCCGTTTTTAAAAGACGCATCATCAACTTTGTATTGGTTTGTCATATACACAAATCCTTTTTTATCTTTGCATAATGCGTTCATATTCTTCACAATATCCGCCATTATTGGTCCGCCTACGCTATCATATTCAAATCTATGAAAATGTGTAAACCCGAGACTTTTAGCTAAATAAAGGGAATTTAACAAATTAACTATTACAGATAAAGCGTGTCTTTGAAAGTTTAAGTTTTGTATTCTAACCGAAATGTTTCCATCTGAAAACCTATAGAAACTTTTATCAATCTGATCAAAGTCTGACTCATTAAACAACACATTGTTTTTATCATAAAAATAATAGTCCACCATATTCAAAATTCGTTCTGATAATATGGTGT